GGAACTGCCTTATGCACTTCCCGTCTGTATATCTCTTGTAGATGGGATCCCCGCCTATCGGATCAATCGAGTATGCCATCTCGTCCGGGAGATAATCGATGTTTACCTTCCCGTCTTTTAAGAACGGGCAGGCAAGCACGTACTCGCGGATGCTTGCGATAATCGGCTTATTTTTTTCCTGCTGCAATCATCATCGCTCCTTTCAGTATTGGCTCCTTATGGCTCGCCTTCATGCGCTCGAACCATTTTGCCTTCGTCTTGTGCTTATAGTACTGATGTCTGGCATAAGGGGCCAGGTATTCAATCTCGCCGCTTCCGATCACGGTCCCCAGCGTGCCGGACTTGATCAGCATCCCCGTCCGTCTCGGCGTCAGCGGATTCATGCACCGCAGGCATTCGCTGTCGACAAACGCCTGCGCACGATTGAAGCACGCTTCCTTTTCCGGCGCGAATCCCGAATTCCACTTGAGCTGCACTGTGGTTGTCCCGCCCTGGGTGCTCATAGAAATTATGCTGCCTCTTGGCGTATTGATCTTCAGATGTGATGCCATCTCTACTCGCCCCCAATCCTCCAATGCGGAAGGCCGCCAAAACGGTTGTCTGACCAGGACGTGATCTTGCAGTGCTGCCTATGCGCCTTCGAAAGGTCAGCCGGCCTCTCGATTTCCAGATCGCATTTGCCGATCACGACATAATCCCCGTCCTGCAGGGTCCAGATCCCCGCTGTGCTATCCGCAGAAGCGTATTCGTCCTCTGGGGCATACTGGCTGTCACATTCGGCATCTTCCGGAATGCGGATTTTATAGACGTCCGCGCTGTTCAGGCCCGAATCCCCGACAGACACCTTATTATCCACATAAAAATGCACGCCGTGGATGACGGTCCTGCGCCATTCATCCAGGCGCGTGGCTTTGTCGTATATGTGGTTATAGATGGTAATGTCTGCATTTGTCAGCATTCCCCCACCCCCAGGTACATGTATTCTGTATCCCCCAGATATACCTTCGCAATGCCATACAGCAGGCTATCAAGTGACTGGCTTGTATCATAGGATACGGAATAGCCGTCATTATTCTCGGATATCTTTCCGTCCCGCTTGTCATGCTTATACAGGCACTCTGCCATCTCGCAGACTGCAGTTTTGGCTTCATTTGGCCAGGAGCCCGGAAGCCTTCCGAAGGTATAGCCGTCAAGCCTCGCCTCCACCCTGACTGCAATGGGTTTCCAGGAGGGCTCTTGTATCAGATGCCCTCCATAGGAATCCTTGTAATAATCATAGGTTACCATCAGCATGCCTCATCACCTCCTAGGCAGTGGCTTTCACCGTATGTGCATAGATGCCTTCTTTCTTATTGTCCTTGCACTCCGCAATCCCGACCGTACGGTATCCGAATTTCCATGCATCCGCATCCTGATTCTGCTCCGGCGTGATGATCTTAGACACCGTGTGCTTCTGGTACTGGATTGCAGCCTGCTTGTCAACGATCAGGAAA